GAAGGTTGAACCTACCATTGCAACGATCGTTGGCATGTTCGTTCCAGGTGCTGCACCGATCATGGCCGTGGTCCAACCCGCGGTTCTCGCGGCAGCCCCGTTTGTGGAGAAGGCTCTGAACGATCTCGCTGCAGGGAATAATGGTGATATGATGGAAGCGTTCATCCAGCTCCTTCAACATATCAGTCCAAACCATCCCAACTCGTCGATACTCTCCATGACCAAACCTGTCATTGGCACTACCTAACCAGAAAGGGCTGTCTCATGTCTTGGGATATTATGATCGGTCTTGGTGTGCAGACAGCCCTTTTCATTCTAGCTGGCTACGCGATGGTGTTGAAGAATGATTGGAGTAATAAAGCTTTGACCAAGCAACTATTGGAGATGGAAGACGAGGTGAAGAAACTGGCTGTTGTCATAACCCAAATTGCAGTGCAAGATGTGCGGATTGATAACTTGACAGGTTTGGTGGTCACTATGCAGCGAGAGCTAGCTGACCTTCGACGTAATCGTGGATGGATTGAAGAACAACAAGGCAGAACCTAAACCTCTCCATCTGTGGGTTTCTCAATATGCGGATTCGCGGCTCGCCATTTGCGTTGTCCGGTTTTATAATCCGCAGCGGTGGTGGGGACGAGCAACCCGGTGTTCTCCATATGCTTCATTAGTCGATCTAAAGTATGTAGTGGTACCAACTGCCTAGCGTGATCCATTATCTTCCTCTCGGGAATTCCACCTTTGAATATTGGTTGTGATCCCATGGTCAGCGCGAAGTGGTAGATCTCATCCATCGCTCGAGCATCTGCATTCCCAGCACCGGCTTTGAAGATGTCTGGCATGGTTGCTTCTGCTTCGACTAGCCAAGTCAATGCACGGTTGAAGTCGTCGACGGTGAGGAGGAGCACGTCAGAACGATCGATTGCGCTGACCATGGAGAGCTTGTATAGATGCATCCTCCGCCTTGTGCAGTAGTGGAGCAGTTTGGGGTGGGTTGGCACTGGAGGCTCTCCCAACGCTCGCCAATTATTAACCGCGGTTCTATACTCCGGAGTAATCCCGAACGCTCCCACAAGCCCAGAGATACTGAGCAAATCATGAGTAAGGTCTGTATCAAGTGCAGTATCCACTTGTTCAAAATCATCGCCAACGGTTCTTTCATCTGAGAAAACGAATATGGTGCGAGAGCAGAAACCTTGCTCCCAGGCGCGTTCTGGGAGGTAGTTCATCAGCATAGATGGCTGGGTGCCGATGATGAGGTTTAGCTGTGGGCGCTCAATCTTGATGTCGATGTTATCCGTGACCCTAGTGCGGCGATAGACACTAACATCGTACATGTGAGACATAACCCCTGCGGCTTCTTCATCGTATTTATGCATAAACGCAGTTAGCTCATCTGCGGTGACATACATTGTATTGTAAGTAAACGTCCCTTCAGGCATGTGCATAACCGTCCTTGCACTCGCCTTCAACGCCTTGATCATACTCGCCGCGGTCATGGTGGTTGGAGCCAACTTAGGCTCAGCCAATTCCATATAATAATCCCTCGCTGTGTGTATCGTCTTCGTCTTCCCCACCCCCGGATGCGCAACCAAACCACAATACAAATTCGGATAAACCTTCCTCCCTTGGCTAATCATCCAAACCCGTTGCTCCACCGCCGCGCCCAATACGCTAATCGCTGCCCAGAGCCTGAACACTCTCGGGCTCTCAAGCCTTGCGGTTGAGTCCACGAAGGAGTTTATCCAGCTCGGATTCTTGCGGAGTGCGTGTCCGTTCATCCCCTCCTTTCCATTCTCTAAGCCCGTCGAGGTTTTGTTGTTTGTTACATCGCTCACATCCGGGTCGGGTTCGATCCCCACAGCAATATTCTCCTTTGTTCCATCCCGTTTTGCAATCATATGGAATACGCATTACTCGACCTTGGGTGAGTATAACATCCTCACCCAAGGCCTTTTGCAGTTCAGGAACGACCTCGTCCTCGCGCTCCTCTGGGTACATGTATGTAAGCGCATCGTGGTCTTGGAAAACAACCACTGCACTCGCTGTTCGGGCTCGCCAAATGCGGAGCATAGCGTGGTTGACTATGTCGGCGAGGGAGCTCTGGGGATCGTAAGCATAAGCCTCCCGCTGTGTCGCCGGATCGCTACGCCTCCCAAAAAACCACCTTTTTCGTCCAGTAAGAGTTTCAAGACAGCCCACCCGACTGAGTCGATTATTAGTCCATTTGAGTCGCTCAAGGTGAGCAGGAAAGGCGGTGAAGTACTTTGGCTGGAATCCAGCGACCACCCGCTCAGGGAGTTTGGTTTGCTCGGCGAGGGTGTGGGGTTGGCCTCCGTAGTTGCTTCCGTGTCCGAGCTTCTTACACATGAATCGGTAATCGTAATGACGGTAGTATGGCCGTTCCGCGATAACTTTATCTCGCTTGAGGTCTCCAGTCCATCCAAGATCAGGCCAGCAAAGCCGTGCAACCGCTGTATGAATGTCTCCCGATTCGACAGCGTCGAGGTATTTCCAGTCATTGAAAAGGTTCCCTTCTATTGCTCCGACGATGTAGCTCTCACCGCTCTTCGCGTCAAACTTGGCGAATTTACATCCACGATCGGCGATGAATATGCTTCTAAGACTTTCCTCCACGTTCTGAAAGTTTCCGCCAGTGCCAAATTCGCTGAAGCTAGAGCTAAACCGGCCAGTGTTTGTTCCAGCGATGTTGTAGGATGTTCGCATTCGTCCGTCATTGTCTACTCCCATTTCGAGTGCTTCGATTTTCTTGGACAACTCTCGTAGCGCGATTAGGTGCGCCACAATTGGCTTGGCTACGGTGAAGGCTCGGACCTTTTCCAATGCATCGCGATCAGCTGTTGGGCGGCCTTGTTTCTTGATAATGGGGATTTGAAGATGATTATAAAATAGCTCCATAACCTGCTTCGAACTACGCCAACTGAATGAAAGCATGCCAACACCGTCAAGCACGATGCGAGAAAGGCTGCGTTCGAGATAATCGATTTTATCATGGAATTCATTTATGACCTCTCGTTTGCGGTTGGCATCGATTAGGGATCCCCGACAGCGCATCTCCAACACCGGGCCTTGGAGAGCGCGGGAGAATGCGTAGGTTGCGGCGGTGGTTGCGTCGAGCTGGGGATGAATGGTGTTAAAGACCTCGAGGGTGACGGCGCAGTCAAGGCCGTTGTAGATTTGATCTCGCTCCCATTGGTTTTTGATGTCTTCTGGCTTTGTTTTATTGGTGTGGATTATCTTCATCAATCCCAACTCTCAAACCCACGTTGCTCAAGCCATTGTTTAGCTTGAGCACGCAGTTCCTCGGGAAGCTTAGGACAGGCCGTGATCATCTTCATTCGAGCTATCTCGGCTACGAGGTCGTTGGAAAACGTTTGCTTCTTGGATAGGGCCCAGTCGATAAACACGGCTAGGTTGTCCATGAGCAAGACAGCATCGCGCTCGTTGTTGTATTCTTTGATTGGATCATGCATCTCGTTTCACCGTGTCTGATCGTTTTCTTTCACTCTTCCAAGGTCCGTGATTGGTGTAGATCGAACCTAGAAAGCCTAGGCTTTTTAAACTTTCAGGTTGCAACGCGTGATGCAAGAGCATCGTATCGTGCACCGCACCCCTCACTCCGATTCGATAGCTCCGCAGTAGGAAGGCGATGTCGTACAATCCATTTTGGAAGAGTTTGCATATCGTCGGATTCTCAAGCACCGAACGTATAAGCTTCCAGCACTGTTGTTCAGACTGTGCATTAGCCCAATAGCTTCCACTCTCTGCGCGCTCGTCATCGAATGGAATAACAAGTGCAAGGTCTGGTCTGGGAGCGAATCCAATGCAAGTGATTCTTGTGCCGCTCGTTTCGATGTCGACAGAAAGCAATTCACAGCCGCGAACATGGTTTTCGAAGAAGCTAGTGATGTCTTCAAGCGTCGGCTCGGTCCAGATTTCAACTGGTGGGCGTGAGACATTTGCGGTGTCCTTTTCATCGTTGATTTTGCTGAGATCCGAAACTACTGTGGGTCGCAACTCCCATTGCCGGTGAACAGCGCTAGGATGGTAAGTGCACAAAAGCTTATACCCACTAACGCAATGAGTGCTAACAGCGGTTGTGCCCCGAAGCTTCCTAACCCCAGTAGTCCCCAGCATAGCCCATATAGCAGTATTCCCCAAGCAGACAATGAGATTAGGATCATGAGAAAGGATTTCATCCCCAAGACGATCCAGTTCTGGGGCGAACTCAGATCTAACATACCCGGCTTTGAGTAGCTTGGCGTAGTTGGGGAGGGCAAGGGGTTTGCCTCCGCAGAAGTATTCGAGTTTGTTTCCGGGTGGGTAGATGTTGAAGACGTTGGTGCGGAGGAGGGTTTCACGGTGGTTCTCCCAGATTTTGTCCAAGGACCAGGGATCACGGGTGGCCCAGAAGCTGCGGAGGTGTGCGGAGTCGAGGGGGGAGAGGGAGATGACGCAGGCCTCAGATAACATTCGGATCAACTCAGCTCCAGTTGCGCCGCAGAATCCTCGCTTGATCCGGGCCTCCGCTTCGCCCCATTGTTCGCCGATGAAGAGTATGGGCTTACTCATCGTGGGGCTCGGGTCAGCCTCAATATCTCTCGCTCAAGATACCATTGCGCCTTGCGTAGGTTCTCCACCGGATCACCTTTATCCATGTAGCGCCAGATATACTTCACTGCGTTGCCCGGGTTGAATAGCATATGCTCGGTGATGTCGATGCATTCAACTCCCGATGGATGTCTTCGATAGTGGCTGGGGTTGATTGGGTCTTCTTCAATAACTTGCTGATCGTTCTGTGATCCCGGTGCATCGCCTTCGCTATGTGATAGATTGTCCTTCCCTCTTCGTAAGCGCGGCGCGAAAGCCCTCGCTCCAGAGGGGTCATGTGTTGCTTCATTCCCTTGGGGCGCGAGCGTCGCGACTTCATTGGCAAGCTCCTCGGCCATTTCTTCGGTGAGTTGGAAGGGTTTTTGCATTGGGTGGGTTTCCAAAAAGATGGCCGGGGCATTTGCGCCCACAGCCAGTTGGGGAGGAACAGGGTTAGTCGTAGGTGAGGTCGTTGGTCATGGCTAAAATGAGGTCTTCGATATTGTCTCGGGCTACAAGCATCTTTGGTCGATTGGCTTTGACCAACTGCTTATGGATGTAGAGTAGTTCGGTAAGTTGATAAGTCTCACCAGCAGGCTCGGTTGCGCCTTCGTTGTCCATAACTCAACCCTCCTCTATGCTGCTGGCGCGGTGCGCTGGATCTTGGCGAAGGTTCGCTTAGTCTCTTCATTCGTCTGGTGCTTGATAA